AACCTGCTGTGTTGTCTCTCTCTAAAGCTGGACCTGCAGTCATCATAGCTCTCATACTTGGCATAACTTCTAGATTAAGTATAGCTTGCTCTATTTCGTTTGTTGTTTGCTCATCAACTTTTGTGTGAACAACATTGGATATGTACCTGCTTACTGTCTCAGGCCAAGACTCTCTACCCTTACCATCAAAGTATTTTGCATACCTCGACTTGTGTATGAATGCTTGGTAATCTGTAGGTAAGTAATTATTCATGTTCTGTTTCCTCTCAACGCAAAAAATAGTCCTCCAAAATACAACATGACATGAAGGTTGTCATACAATAGAACATCCCAAACACTTTCTGGTTGTCCTATCCAAATGACACCAGTCATAATACAACAGATAGTTATACCAGAGAATCGTGTTAGCATGTCTCCTAAAGTCTTTATCCAAGACTTCATCATATCTAAGTTTAAGATACCACCTGCTAATATACCTAGAGCAGCACCTACTTCACCATAGGCTACGATCCACCAGACTAGATAAGGCAAGTCCCAAGACTCTGCTGCCTCTACAGTAACAGGCATCTTATCCATACCCTGTTGGAAAAATACAACCATCAAGGGTATTCTAATTAACCAATGACTAAACCCTGCGTCTGCCATCTTTCTCAAAAACTTCATTCGTGTTCTCCTCCTATACCACGTGAGTTATAATTTTGTGGTGCTGTATATTTTTCTGCACTATCATAGACTATAGCTGTAATAAAAATACCAAAGACTACTAACAGATGCCCACCTGCAGATACACCAAATGCATATGGGTTATTTATTATTGCTGCAAAGATACCACTCCACATCACAGATAGTATTGAGAAAACCATCAGACCTAGCTGAGGTGGTAGGTTACGCAAGGGAGAGTTCTTTATAGTCATTATACTTTTCCAAGCATCTCTCATACTTAGAATAGTTTTTGCCCATCCTATAGGTGTTATGTTCTTACTCATATTTTTTACCTCCTCAAATTTTACTTTAATAGGGTAATTAGCATCTGCAATATCACGAAAATCTATTGCATCATATAAATTGTTAAATTTTTTAACAACCTTATGATCTTTAAAGTATGCCGTTACCTTATACATTTACTTATCCTTTACATTTATATTGCTTGGATTGTATTGCTCACCATTATATTTAGAACCTGTAGCATTTTTACCACTCTCTACACCGTTGTTACATCCTACTACAACAACCATAAGGAATATAATTGATATAAGTAATACTCTTTTAGTCCAAAGAATAAACTCTTCAAATGTTTTCTCTGCTTCTTCTTGTGCAGCTTTCTTTACATCTAGTTCCATTCTACTGGCTCCGTCCACGGATAGCAAGGTACAATACTTTGTTTACAATACTTTGCATTATCTACTAACATTACAGGAAGAATGCATATAACAAATACACAGAAAAGAAAAGGCCATATCAAACCTTTCATCTCTTATCTCCTGATCCTGATATTACACCACGTTCTAATCTATCTTTTAATTTCTTAATATTGTTATCAGCTATCTGTTGCATATCAATATTTAAGTCTCTACACAATGCGGCAATGTACCACAGGCAATCTCCTACCTCATCAGCAATAGCTTCTCTATCAAACTTACCATCACGTAGTATCTTCTTTACTTTGTTTGCTACCTCTCCTGCTTCTGCAGCTAGCCCCAACGCAGGGTAGATTACTGCATGTTCTTTTTTATATATAGCTGTACTTACAGCAGCTCTTTGGTAGTCGTTCATTTGACTGGAATTAAATATTTCAAAAGCTTCTATGTCATCTTTACTTATCATATGTTACCTCACACTCTATTACTTTTGCATCATCTATATCGTATAAATAGTTTTTAACTAGCTCGGATATTGCTTCAGTGTTATCACCAGAAGTTTCCAAGAAGTTTGCTACTGGATCTACTTTTAGTCTAATGTTAATCTCAAACTCCATAACGAACCCCTAGTTATATCCATACATGGTAGTCATGTCAATCTCTAATGGGTCAATACTCTTTTTAAAATGAGATTCCCATTCGTAAGCATCTTCAAAATCCTCAAACCAAAAGTTATCATCTGCTATAATACCATCTACTTCTGTTCTACAAACCATGTACCAGTTAGCACCATCAGGTGCTTCATCTGGGTACTCTTCTACACTTATCGGGCCTTCTATTACGTCCCATACTTTAACTATCATTATTATTACCCCAAGATTTTAACAGGTTCATGTAATGATCTAAGCCTACCATAACAACCCAAGGCTTACGATCTGATCTATAACAAACTACAGGCTCACCTTTACCGTGAGCTTCAGCTTGTTCTATGTAGTCATACACAGTCTTTAGTGCAGACTTTCTTCTTTTAACTTCTATTGTTATAGGTATCTTTTTTCTAGCTGCAGGAGATAGTTGAATATCCTCACCGGTATCTCCCATAGTAGTAGACCTAACATCATCAGGTTCTAGATCAGGAAATGTTTCCAGTATCTTATCTCTGATTTCGTTTTGTCCAAGACGACCTTTTGCTTTAGCTGCTCTAGCCATTAGTAATCTCTGGAACTTTAGGTGGCTTCTCTACATGAACCAGATACTCAATGCCGTAAGAGTATTCAAACATTCTTAGGTTAGGCCAACAAACTTTTTTGTATTCACAGAACTGACAAGACTTATCTAACTTGGTGTTAGGACTAGACTTGCTGGCAGGTACGGGTGGTATACGCTGAGTAGGTATGTCACCTGCGACCATTGTTTTTGCAGCTTCCATCTCTGTTTGTTTGGTAGAAAGCTCATTAGAAAAATCATATACGTCAAGGCATATCTCTCCGTTAACTTTGTCGATAGCTAAAAAAGCACCACGATTTTTATCTGTAACTAGTGGATCATCTTGTGCTGCATAAACATAAGAAGATAGTTGACTGATGTAACCGAAAGGATCATTACCTCTTAGCTCACCGTCACGAAACTTTTTAAAAGCAAAAGGACTACAAGACTTTACATCAACAGTCATACCGTCAATGACTGCATCTCTGTGTCCACGTATACCATGTACATGTACACGATCCTGCATACCTTCTAGCTTATGACCTGCTGCTTTTACCATAGCAAGTATTAGTTCTTCTATCATATCTCCATAGAAAAACTTAAGAAGCATCTTAGCATCTAGTGGCTCACCAACTTTTGGTTGGTTAACTCTATACCACAGTTTACGTTTACATGGTGTACCTATTGACGACAGTGAAAGATAACCACGAGGTTCTTGTGGCTTACTAAATCTTTTACTTGCAACTTCACCAATGTTTTTACCCATCTCTTCTGCAATAGACTTTCTCCAACCGCCTTGGCCGTATATAACTGACTCAAGATCTTCTACTAGAGTGTCAATTTTTTTCATATTATATCCTTAAAAGTAGCCCCCCGAAGGGGGCTTAGTTGAGAGAGGAGTACTAGAACAGAACTGCTTCTGCTTCTTTCTTATCTGCCGAAGGCAGGGTATCCGCTGATATAGTCTCAGCTTGGATTACATTATCCACTGGTACATGATTGATAACCTTTACGGAATCAAGCCTAGTACCGGGACGATCTTTGTAACTGGTATCATACACTGATAGCATAACCTCTACAGTAGAGCCATTCCCAATGGGGCCATCAGTATCGAAGTTCCAAGTATCACCATCAGAATTAGTAACAACAGGTGCGCCACTATCCCAATCCCTACCTGTATTGAACTTACGAACAAATTTAGTTTTGAATAAACCATTACCTACATCCTTTGGATTTTTAATTGAACGAGATGCTGACAGTGCAGCTACATTCTTTTCATCCATGAATAGGTCAATAGTGCAAGCACCATCGTGATCTTCATACGCACCCTGAAAACCTTTCAAGTCACGGTTCTGAGCAAATACTTTTGCCCACTCTGCAGTACCAGTTAATTTTACTTTACGTGTAGCCATGCGGCCCTCCATTGTTTAATGTACGTCACTATAACGTTGA